TAAGAGCGGGGGAGGTGTTCGCTCCGAGTAATGTAGCGACAATATCCTTGGGTTCTGTTACAGTGTCAGTGTCTTAAAGGTGTATTATGGGTCTTAGTTTAAAATCATTACTACCAGTCATAGGCGGGATAGCCGGTGCTTATTTTGGCCCCGCTGGCAGTGCTGCCCTAAACTCGGCTCTTGGATCTGGAATCGGCACGCTTGTGGCCGGTGGCAATGCCGAGGACGCAATCAAGAACGCGATTATTGGTGGTGGCGCAACCGCCGGTCTTGGTGCCATGGGCGTAGGCCCAGGCGCGGCACAGTCTGCGGCTGGTAAAGCGGCCACTGAAGCGGCGGCACAAAAAGCGGTAGCCGAAGAGGCAACCAAACAGGCCGTTGCTAGTGAGGCGGCAAAAGGCGGCATTTTTGGCACAGGAATCACTGGCGGAGATATTTTCTTAGGTTCTTCTTTGTTAGGCATAGCGGGTTTGGGTGATGAAGAGGACATCACAGATGATGGCCCTCGTGAACTTGAGTCTCGTCCAGATTACAAAGGTACACCGATCAAAGGACTGTTTGTGGACCCTGTTACAGATATCAAATATGACACGGCAGAAGAGCTGGAAGAAGCGATCAAAAAGCGTCAACAACAAGTTACTGCCATGGCTTTGGGCGGCATTGTGTCACTAAACGCTGGTGGTTTGATTGAAGGACCGGGCACCGGCACATCAGATAGCATCAAAGCTGGCATATATCAGAATGGTAAAAAGGTTCAGGAGGCTAGGCTTTCGGACGAAGAGTTTGTTATGACGAAGAAAGCCGTCGCGGGTGCGGGTAATGGCGACACCAATTTGGGCGCCAAACGTATGTATGCCATGATGGATAAGTTTGAGAGGATGGCGTAATGAGTCAGACAGTCCGCACCGAACAGCTACAGGTTCTGCCAGAGTATCAAGAAACCTTCCTCAAGGATCTTCTTGCCAGCACCTCGACTCTTGCCAATCGAGCCACTGCCATCCCTGAGTATCAAGTCGCTGGTTTGACACCAGCGCAACAGCAGGCGATCCAGCTTGGCATCTCTGGTGTGGGTGCCTATCAACCGATGATGCAAGCTGGTGCCACGACTCTGGGTCAAGGTGTAGCGGCACTGCAACCTGGTGCCTTTCAGCAATACATGTCGCCGTTTACGGATCAAGTCATTGATCAGAGCCTTGCCGATCTCCAGCGTCAAGCAGACATGGAGCGGCAGCGCATTGGTTCTGCGGCTGTGCAAGCCGGAGCCTTTGGCGGATCTCGTCAGGCCATAGCCGAACAAGAATTACAGCGCAACACGGCGGACGCTTTTGCTAGGCAGTCAGCGCAGCTTCGTGCACAAGCCTTTGAGTCGGCGCAAGATCGAGCACAACAGGGGGCAGAACTGTTTGGCAAGCTGGGACTACAGCAAGCGGCTCTGGGCGAGTCGGCACAGGCGGCACAAGCACGCGACGTTGGAATACTGTCACAGCTTGGTGGTCAGGAACAGCAACAACAGCAAGCCGAGCTTGAAGCGCAACGTGCCACGAGCCTTGAACGGCAGTTTGAACCGTTCCAGCGCATTGGTTTTATGTCCGACATCTTCCGTGGCGTACCGACCACAACCAGCACGTTAACCAGTCGCACGGCTCCTTCACCTAGCACCCTGTCTCAGGTTGCTGGTCTCGGTCTTGGCATCGCTGGTCTCAGTCAATCGGGCCTGTTTGATGGTGGCGGGATCTTTGGTCTGGGAGCACAAAAATAATGAGTGTCACTAATCGCAGACTATTTAGACGTAACGCTCGTAACAGGCTTAATCAAACCGCTGGCATACCGGCGGTTGATCCGCGTTTGATGGCAGATGCAGCCAGACAAAACCGCATGTCTGCGATGATGAGGGCAGCGAACCCTAGGCCTTCTCGAGCCATGAGTCGGGGCAACAGAGCGGGGATTGGCACCTTGCCTATGTTTAACACGGGGGCCTTTAACGCTTTTGCCAATCAGCCGGCTAGCTTGCGAAATCTTTTAGGCCCAGAGGGTCAGCGTTTATTGAATGCCTCCAGAACTCCTATTCCGCAGACAGCAAACGACATGACGATTGACGAGATTCTGTCGGGTGCGGCTCGGATGGATGAACGGTTTAATCAACGTATTGCAGATGCAGCATCGCAAATTCCGCCGTTTCCGCCGGGACCGTCAGCACCAAACGTGAGCGGCGCAGCCGAGAATCTTGATGGCAGTCGTGCGATTCCTGATCCATCGGCTCCTGGATTTGCTGCCCCTGGAGCAAGCACCTTGACCAGAGGCAATGTAGTAGGACAGCCGGGAATGGGAACCTCTGCACAAGCTGGTTTCCCCACACTTGCTGAAGAAGAAGCTGCAAAGGCGGCAGGTCGAAGAGAAGATGGGATTGGTTTCCCCACACTCGCCGAAGAAGAGGCCGCAAAGGCAGCGGGACAAAGACGAGATCAGGTCGGCTTCCCCACACTCGCCGAAGAAGAGGCCGCAAAGGCGGCAGGTCGAAGAGAAGATGCGCTTGGTTTCCCAGATCTCTCGATCCCCGATCCAGAGGCAGGGGTTACAGACTCTGACGTAAGAACGGGTGTTGTGGCGAAAGGAGAGGATCCAAGCCTGTCACAGCAGACTGATCCTGCCGGTGCGGCGGCAACAGCGGCGGCAGAAACTGTTGAGAGAATGGATCCTGAAGCCGCGACTCTTGCAGAGGGTAAGGGTGCAGCGGATTTTGTAACAAACCTAATTAAAGATTTTCAGGACAATGACAACCCAGACGCTGCTGCGGATACAGCTTTGGCGGCGCTCGGACAAATTGATCCTGCTGATGCCGGCAAGTTGTCCACTGACGAGCGCCTAGCAAAGATGAAAGAAACTATCAGTAAATTCTTTGGTCGCAATGTTGAAGAAGAAAACCGTGTCGATGCACTGAATGTAGCAATGCTTGGTTTCTTGATCGCCTCTGGTGATAGTCCAAACGCGCTTCAAAATATTGCTAGAGGAAGTGTTCAAGGTATTAAAGAGATTAAGAAGACGAAGCAAGAACGCATGGCTCGAGAAGACAAGATCAATGGTCTTGTTGTCTCTACCGTTCTTGGTCGTGAAGACAAAGAGTCGGATCAGAACTTCCGTAGAGAACTTCTGGATGTGTCTAACAAACATGATCTCAAGAAGTTCTCGCTTCAGGATGCGTCTCAGATGAAGCGGTTTGCTGCCGATCTTAACTTCAGAGGCTACGCGCTCGATCAGAGCAACGCGCTGAAGCTGGCACTTAAAGACAAAGAAATCGACATGTTAAATGCTCGTATGCAGAACGACATGAACATGTTGATCAAGCGCCTGGAGTCAAACGAAGATGTTGCTCGACTGGGTCGTGAATCTGCCGAAGGCATCGCCTTTGACCGTATTGTATCAGCAGAAAAGATTGCCGAGGCTGGAAACGCGGCGCAGTTTGATCGAGCTGTCATTGCCAACTTACCAGATGGCTACAGTCTCGCGATGCTTGAAGCTAAGAACCAAGGTCTCGAAGGCGAAGCATTGCTGGATTACACCATCGATAACGGTAAGAAGTTTGCTGCCGAAGCATCTCTGACTGGGCCGGATAGCCTGAAGCGTGCTGTTATCACCATGGTTCCTGACATCATGAAAGCTAATCAGTCCACTTTCGCTGAAGCCTCTCAGGAACTTTACAACAACCCAGAGTTCCAGCGTCTTTACTCTGATCAAATGGAGAAGTCGGGCATTAAGCTGGTTGAAGTTACGAACTTGGCTGGCAAAAAATTACCGGGCAAGTTTGTGCCGGGTAGCATATTTGATGCAAACGGAGTCCTAATTGGTCGTCCTCCTGCCAAGCGCGGGAACACACAGCCTGGATATTTGGTTGTGAAAGACGATGGCACACTAGAAATTGTTGATCCAGACGGCACGTTAGACCGATGAAGATAGATCTCGGACTTTCAGAAAGCGACAAGAAGGCTTTTGAACGAGCCGACAGGGATCCTGCCGACGAAGGTGTAATCATCGAAGCGGTGGAGGGCGTGCTTTCTGGTGGCATTGGTGCTGTTCAAGGTATCGCCGAGCTTGGAGCAAGCGGCATAGATCTGATTGCAGATACGGATTATTCGTCCAAGGTCACAGATGCCGCAGATGATTTGCGCCGTGGCTTTGGTAAGGTGCCTGGTCTTAGGGCGGTGTTTGGCGAAGAGGGTCTTGACCCCACAGGAGTTGTGGGCACCACCACAGAACTTATCACACAGTTTGCAGTGCCTGGTCTGGGCGCCGCTGGTGCTGTCAGTAAGCTATCCAAGGCAGGTCGTCTGCAAAAGGCTCTTCGATCAGGCAAAGCAACAGCACTGCCAGGTCAGGGTCTTACAAAAACAGAAAGACTATCGTTGGGCGCTCAACAGGTTGTTGCTGCCGGTCTTGCAGATGCTGCTGTAGCTACTGATGGCACACATACGATTGGTGATTTTTTTGAAGGCGGTCCCACACAAACCGATAAAGAAGTTGGTTTGAGCGGCAGAGAAGAAGCTGTACGACGCCTAGTTAACAAGGTTAAGGTCGGTGTTGAAGGCGCCGGAGCCACGATTGTTGCACCTGCTGTTATTGGAGCTACGGCCAGAGGTGTGAGTGCAGTCGGTGAGGCTACAGGTGTTTCACCCGTAGTACGAGCCGGTCTGGGTGCTGGTGCGCGTCAAGTTCAAAAGGGCATCAAGAAAACTGCTGACGTTCTTGAAGAAGCAGAACTGAATCGCACGTTTGGTATCGAACAGGGCAGGCTTGCTAACGCTGCCGCTGATGTGGCATCGATCTTGAGATACAAGGGCCGTCTACCTCAAGAGGTGGCAGAGGCCAGATCCTTGGTTGGTGGTGCGGCACAAGCAGAAATTCGCAAAGCGACAAATACCTTGGATCGTATTGAAGATGGTCTCGACGGTGTCATGAAAGAATATGGCAAGATGTCGAAGCAAGACTCTTCGCTCATGCGCCAGAACTTCATGAGCGACATCGAAGAGTTTTTGACCAGTCCCAGCCAGAAGCGCAAAGATGCGGCTCTTAACAGGTTGCCGGAGGCTGTGCGTCGTGATGTGCAACAGATGCGTGGTCAAATCGACGGTCTCAGCCGCGATATCATGGGCAGTGACTTTGTCAAACGTCTGGAGGGACAGACCACAGAAGCTGGTGAAGATATGGCGGAGGCGATTCGTCAAAGCATCCAGAAGAATCTGAACAGCTATCTAAGGCGCCGCTATCGTATCTTTGAAGATGCAAAGTACAAGCCGGACGAAGCCACAGTTGAAGCAGGTATTGCCGGTTTCAAGTCCAACAAACGATATGCGGAAAAGGAACTACAGCACATTGCCGCCGCTCAAGGTCGTAAGTTCAGCGAGTATGGATTAGACGAAAAAGGCCGGATTGTTGGCGAAGTATCAGACGGTCAGGCAAAACTTGCTGTCGAAAACTTTTTGAACAGGTTTAGCGTCAAGAATCGTGACAAGACAAAAACCTTCAACCGAGTCGCAAAAGATCGTCTTCAGACGGGTATGTTTAAGGAACGAGAAAATTTGAAACCGTTCCAGAAGGCTTTGCTTGGTGAGATCAAAGATCCAAAAGAGGCGTTCATTGGCACAATCGCAGACCTGGCAGAGTTTCGTGCGGTTGATGATTACTTTGCCAACATCCGTCAGCTTGCAAGTAATCCAGATTCAATTGCATCGAAGATGTTTGTGAAGACAGACGATTTGACTCCAGCGCAGATTAAACAGCTTGAAAACGACGGTTATCAAGTGCTCGGCGGAAGCACCGCTCCATCCAATGCACGCAACAAGAACAAGGCTCCTGAAGCGGAAGACAAGTTAGCTTCTGGGTGGGGTTCTTTGCACGGCTATGCCGTTCCTCAACGAGTGTATGATGATCTGACTCGCGTCGTTGTTGGTGATTTAGGAGTATTTGGAAACGCACTCCGCAGCACATACAGCGGCTTCCTTAGAATGAAAGGTGTCTCGCAGTTTGGCAAAACAGTTTTGTCACCTGTCACACAACTTCGCAACGTAACCACTGCATCTATGTTTGCTTTGGCACAGGGTAATGTGGGTCGTGGAGCCAACCTGGGTGAATCGGTACGCACGGTATTTGATGACCTGCGTTTCAACCGCACTTCTGAAGAAGTCACAGAAGAACTGGCTGACATGCAGCGGCTGGGTGTCGTTGGCACACAGACACAGCTTCGTGAACTTCAGTCATTGATCAAAGAGGGTCTTGGCTACACTGACAACGCAGACAAGTTCGTCAACGGATTCTCTACAGGACGGAACATAGCCAGCGGAGTTGGGGATGGTTACCTCCGCAATTTTGTGGCAGGTGTTGGCAAAAAGGCCACTGATGCATATCAGGCGGGTGATGATCTGTGGAAGATCTACAACTTTAAGTTTGAACAAAACAAACTTCGCAATGCACTTCGCGGCATGAGTCCTGAAGAGCAAATGGCATTCTTGACTCGCACAGATGTACAAAATGTAGGTAACGTAACTCGTCAGACTTTGGATGAGGCGTATAAACAAGAGGCCTCTAGGATTGTTCGCAACACGGTGCCGAACTACAATCTCGCACCAGAGTTCATTCAGGGTCTTCGTAAGTTGCCGATTGGTAACTTCATCGCTTTTCCATACGAGATCCTTCGCACCGGTATAAATACAATTGGCCGAGGCATTGATGAGCTAGCCTCTACCAACGCCGAGATTCAAAAGATTGGTATGCGTCGTTTGATCGGAGCTGGTTCCACCTTCTATGTTGTGCCAGATGCGTTGACTGAATTTGGTTACACGGTCAGTGGTGTTACACGGGAAGAGATGGAAGCGTATCAAAGATCTGCTGCCCCAAAGTGGGAGAAAAACGCTCGTCTAATTCCGGTTGCAAGAAACGACGATGGCACGATTGACTATATAAATTACAGCTATTCAAATCCGTATGACTTGCTTGAACGTGCCGTTACCGGCGCAATGAACAAATCTGAAGAGGGCCGGCGTCTTGGTAAGAGCGGAGGCAGGATCGCTCTGGAGGCATTCAATGAGGCTTTTGCAGAACTTGTTGCACCCTTTACGGACGAAGCGATCATAACCGAGGCACTGCGTGATGTGCTGCCTCGTGACAGCAACATTCTTGGTGTGTCTCAGCTTGCAGCACTGGTAGGTGGCGGCGGCGGTAAGACGGCCTCGGGTGCACGAGTCTACAATCCAGAAGATTCTGATGGCGACAAAGCTGCAAAATCTTTCGCGCATGTTTTTGAGGCCATGATCCCTGCCGTGATTCCTATCGATGTTCGCAGTGGTGAATTAGAACCTAGCCGCTTTGCTCGAGGATTATCTGAAGCAATGGGCGGTGAAGAGGTAACAGGAATCTCGACCATGGATCGCATGGGTCGTGAGCGAACATTTCAGGAGGAAATAAATCGTGCGTTGTCTGGTTTCTCTAGTTCAGAGATCGATCCCGCACGATCAATCAGGTTCAAAGGTTTTGAGTTCTCACGAGCCAGGCAGGATTCGGCAAACATCTTCAACAGCGTTGCACGCCGGCAGAATGTTGATAGTGAACAGCTTTTGAACGCATACAACGATGCTAACGCGGCTCGATATCGTAACTTCACCGAGTTTTATAACGTGGTGCAGGATATGCGTACTCTTGGCATGACCGAAAGAGAGATCCGCACCACGCTTAAGAACGCAAACGTCGGCGGCATCAACAAACTTTTGAGAGGCGAATACGAACCTTTCGAGATTGGACGCAGTGTCATACAAGATATGCGCCGCAACGGAACCTTTGATCTGTTGCCACGCGATGCCATTAGAGAGATTCAGAGATCTCAACGTAATATGGGTTTTGGTCAAGACATAGATTCAGTCAGATCAGGGCGTCGAAGAAGCGGGATCAAGATCGATCTAGGTTTGACTCCGACATCTTCCGTCTCTCCGAGTGTGGCTCCGGCTGCACCCGCACCAACAACAGCGGTTGCTGCTGCACCGACAGCGGCTCCGCAAGTATCACCGCCTGCTGCTACAGCTAGCGCAGGACAAGTATCACCAATTCTTTTGGGCGGCAATTTGGCTACACAACAGCTTGCTGCTCAACTTGGAAGGACTACCACATGAACAAAGATCAGCTTCGTGAAGAGCTTGCAGAGGACGAAGGCTGCAAGTTCGAGATTTACCTAGACCACCTCGGCCTACCTACATACGGGATTGGACATCTTGTGGTTGAAGACGATCCAGAGTACGGCCAGCCCGTAGGCACGCCCGTCGATGAGGAGCGCGTGCGTCAGGTATTCAACCTAGATATCGCCTCGACGCTGGACGAGTGCCAGGTGCTGTATCCTGACTTTGATGACTTACCCGAGGAGTGTCAGTTAATCATCGCCAATATGATGTTTAATATGGGGCGCCCTCGCTTGTCCAAATTCAAGGGCATGAAGGCTGGTGTCGATGCGCGTGATTGGAATCGCGCAGCAGACGAGATGGTAGACAGCCGCTGGCACGACCAGGTGCCTAACCGCGCCAAGCGTTTGGTTAAGAGGATGCGTGCTCTAGCGGAGTAGGCTCGTCCTCTGGAGTCGGGTGGTACATCAAATAGAACATACCGCAATCCTGACACGTTAGATTTGAGACGATGAAATAGTCCTCGTCATCCTCGTTGTCATGATCTCCGCCCCAGATTACGTCACCGCCGCATCCAAAACATTTCAGGCTCATCCTACTTCCCCCCAGTTGCTGCCCAACTCCTGATCTACTTTGCTCGGCACCTTGAGTTTGGTGCTGGTCTCCATGATTTCTGTGATTCTCGACGCTTGCTCCTTGGACTCGACGTTGAAACACAACTCGTCGTGAACGGTCAGGAGCGGCACCAAACCCTCCTTGTAGCACTCTGCCATGGCAACCTTCGTTTGGTCCGCCGCAGAGCCTTGTATGAGCCTGTTAAGGGCCTTGTAGGTGAAGGCTCTACGGATGTTCATGCCGTACTCTTTTTCGGCTTGCTCCCGTGGCATAGGCTTGTTGTATCCAAAAGTCTTTGGCTCCCACATATCAAACCGGCACAACCGCCCTGACATGGTGCGTATCTGTCCATGCTTGCCAGCTTGAGTCGATACCAGATCTGCCAGACCTTTCACAAACGGCACCTTTGTGTGATACCGATTCAACAGATCGGTGGCCTCGTCGGTGCTGATGTCCAGAGTGTGAGCCAGCTTGCCTTTACCCATACCGTACATGATGCCCAGATTCACCGTCTTGGCCTGCTTGCGATCAATCTCAGCCATGTCAGCCACCATTTGATGAAAGTCAGGATCACCGTTGTGGTACTCCTCGACCATGCCCTTTATCAACGGGTGCCGCATCTTGTCGTTCAGGCTGGCGCAGTAGTGAACAAGGAGCCTCGGCTCCTGACTTGAGTAGTCAAAGCTGCCCCACTTGCAGCCTTCATCCGGCACAAACAAACCACGGATCATGGCTTTGATCTCTGGGTCTCGCGCCGGAATCTGCTGGAGGTTGGGGTTGCTCGAGGAAAAGCGCCCGGTGACAGTGCCGCCATCATCAGATCGAAGCTGGTGAAACTCGCAGTGGATGCGCCCCTTGTGTGAGAACTTGAGGATGTTATCGATAAATGTATTGCTAGCCTTATCTAGTTCACGGAGTCTTAAAATTTTAGCGGCAGCTTCATGCGGACAGGCTTGCAAGAACGCTTTGGTGAAGGACGGCTGTCCGTTGTTTTCTGTCTTCTTGTAGTACAGGCCGTAATGATCGAAGACCTTGGCTACGCTAGTCGCAACCCACGGCTCTACGCTCACACCGGTGTCGTGTTTGATGGCTGATATCAGTTCTTTTTTCGACTCGATCAGCTTCTTTCTTGCTACCTCGGCCTTGCTGATATCTACCTTGACGCCCTTCTCTCGCATGTCCAAAAGCACCGGAATCAAGGAAGTCTCTAGGTTGAACACATCCATCAGGCTTTGCTTTTCCAGATCCACGCGCATCATGTTCCACAGCTTGAGGGTCAGCTCTGCATCTTTCTCAGCATACGCCCCCACAAACCGTGAGTTCAGGCGCCACATCTCCCCCTTGGGATCGAAGCCATGGTCTGCCGCAGCGGCGCGTAGAGTCTTCTCGTCCTTGCGCTCGTTCAGATAGTCGCGTGCCAGATTGTTAAGGCTGTAGCTGAACCGGTTCTCGTTCAGCAGCGGCGCCGCCACCATGGTATCGATGATCGTGCCCTGAATCTTGACCCCTGCCCACCGGAGCCAGCCGGAGTCGTAGGTGGCGTTGTGCATGATCTTGGGAATGTCGGGCGTGGCAAGCTGTGCAGCCAGCCATTTCATGACCTTGGCTTGCGGAATGTTGCCCCCGCCTTCATGAGCTATGGGATAGTAGCCTACAAAGTCGCCGGCAGCGACAGCCACACCTACGATGAACCCGTCACCACGCGCCCATCCTGGCCCCAACGTCGTGAGATTCGGGTCGTTGGTCTCGAGGTCGATAGCCATGTACTCGCTGTTCCGCAGATCAGGAAATACCTCGGGCGGCAACCAATCCTTCTCGATGGTGTCCAAGTCCATACGGTGCAGGAAGCTGATCTGACTACTCTCTTTTGCCAATGTCGTCTCCAGAGGTGTTGTAAAAGTTGACCTCATCTATTTTGGGGTTTTCATAAAGTTTTATCGTATCCGGCAGGAACTTTTGAAACCCTCTAGGCTTTAAGGTTTCTGCTAAAACCTTTGGAATTTCCGAGAGTTCTACACCAACCAGTGTCTCACGAAACCTCTCCTTCTGGCCCAAACGGTCCAAGTAATAACCCTTAACCATGTAGTCCCAAGGCAGGTGAATATTACCATCACATTTTTTCATCTTTTATCTCTCCTCCAAGGCTGGCGTAGTCTCCTGTTGAATAATTAAGGACAGATGACAACTTGATAGCCGTCGCGGTGTTCGAGTTCATCCGACGATTTGGTTTATATTCAAACCACGGTTCCGCAAATTTTTTAAACTGACTCCCCGGTATCACTCCTCTTCGATTTCTTTTGCCTCGCGATAGGGCACTTTGTGTTTCTCGCTGCAATTGGTCACGCGAACAACAAAGGTACATTTGAAAGGTTCGTACACGGTCCATCTGATCGATGTATTTGCCCCGCACGCGAAACGACCAAGGAAGTTCAAAGTTGCCATCTGTGCTGTAAGACTTGTTAGTCATCTTTTATTTCTCCTCCAAGGCTGGCATAACCAGCAATGTCGATCCACGAATCCTGATGCGTTGGCGTAACAATCAGTCTAGCAAGTTTCAATGCCGTAAGACACTGATAGACTTGAGAAACCGATACGTCCTTCTCTAGTATGACAGACCAGAGTTGCGCCACGCGCTCATGATTCTCGTATGCATCACCATAATCCTTGGCTCTCGGCCCATTGACCAAGTCCTTGGCGGTGTCGAGTAGCTTGTCACGTTTCATTTGTCTGGCCCTCCATATAAAGATTTGGCCTTATTGGTGGCCGGCAAACGTGAGGTATTGAATCTTGATACTTATGCAAACTGTAAAGCTGTCTCTTACCGCTGGTCATCTTACTGTAGACCCAAAACACATGGTCAACTTCATACAGCTCCTTATGTCTAAGCTGCTCTGCAAATTCTTCTGGAACTAGATCTCTGCTTTGGAATTTCCAATGCAGTTTTATAAGTTTGCCAACGGCGTGATACGCGCGATTAGTGTGAGGAGAATAGTTCTGATACCACTTGTAAAACCCTTGATGCTTTCCAAACAAGGACACGTTGATAACTGGGCAGCGCCATATTTCATCTTCATCTCTGTCCGATTGACGTAAATCTTGAGACATCGTGTGTATCTTTTCACACACTGTTCTTAAAGTTCTGCCTTTGAGAACCTGTTGACGATGTATCCGTGTCCCATCCTTGCTTATCCAAACAGGAACGACAGCCTCATATCCGAAAGATTTTAAGATGTCTGTCATATCACATACCTATACTTGCATTCAGAATCCACGATATGCAGGTTGTGCTTTGTGCGGGTGATGCCCGTGTAAAACACACGATGCTCGTCGTCCTGATTAGGGTTGTTTACTGCTGGATAGCAGGATTCTGTGAGGAGCATAATGTTATCATCCTCCCCGCCTTTCATACGATGTATGGTCGATACCGTAATTCTAGGCTTGAAGTCTCCTCGGCGTTTAATCGCAGACATATACAGCCGGTCATCCTTCGACACGTTGCAAACATCTCTTCCATCAGCAGTCTTTGCTGCAATCAGTCCGTGATCGCGAACCAATTGCTCGTATGTAAATACAGACTGCGGATCAACTGCATCAAAAGTCTTGATCGAACCGCGCTTTACCACGGCCCTCGGACCCTGCTTTGGAACCTGTCTGTACAGATACTTGGCATCCTCGAAACCAATCGACTCGCCATCTGACAACCGCTGCCAAATAGCCATGGCATAAATCAAGTCCTCGTTAAAACTCAGCTTGTCATACATCCTGAACAAGTGGCCGTCTTCACGGAGTTGGTTGGCTACCTTGGTAGCTATCAAGTTTGTCCGCCCCATGATTGTCCATGAACCCTTGTCGATATCGACATCAAACCAGTTGCTGTGCCAGTGAATGGCGCCCTCTCGTTCCATGGGTCTCCACTGCTTGTCCTGCCTGTAATGAATCCGCTTGACGATTTGATTCGCCAGCTTGAACACTTCTTTTGGCACACGGTAACTCTGATCCAGTATTCTGCGAACATCGCAAGCATTCATGAAATGACTGACCTCGACCCCGTTCCAGCGATGGATACACTGGTCGTCGTCTCCGGCGTAATACACCCGTGCAGCGTGCTGCTTCAGGACTGACACTTGTTGCCACTGCAAAGGCGTCAGGTCTTGTGCCTCATCAACAATCAACACATCAAGCGTGGGCGCCGTGCCTTGAGACACGAACTTCGTTACCATGTCCGTATAGTCGTGCCGCATGTTGTTGGTCTTGTACGCCGTGTAAACGCGGTTGATGTGCTTCAGGTTTTCCCAGTACAGGCTGTAGTCAGCGCGGTCATTGAACTCGTCCTCGAGCGTCACACACCGCATGGCAGACCGTGCAATGATCTCCAGATACTTGTTGCCCTCCTTGTTTGACAAAGGGACCAAGCCATCTTCAAAAACTTTCGCTGTGTTAGGATCGAAGACCATCCCCAAATCCCGTCCCAGATTTTGAAAGTCGTTATAGCTCATGATGTCTTCATGATTCAGGCCAAGCCAACGGTGACCAATAGAGTGCAGTGTCCTGAACCACGGCAAGTCCTTGCCTGTCAGGCCCAACTCCGAACCGGCCCGTGTTCTAGCCTCTTCGATAGATTTTTTAGAAAAAGAAACAAACCCAATACGATCTGGTGGCGTGCCATTGGCAAGCTCATCCCTGATCAAGTTGATCAGCGTGTATGTCTTTCCGCAGCCAGGAGGGCCAAAGATTAGTGTCTCAGTCCTCATCAACCTTGCCCCGTGGACGATTAGCCAACCACTCATCGACCTCTGAGCGCAACCAGCGCGTCGTGCTGTTCTTGTCTGTAGATGGACCCAGGACCACCGGTTTTGGGAAGTGTCCCTCTTTCACCCATATGTATATGGCTGTCCGAGACACACCTAACCATTCTGTCAGATCTCCAACTTTGAGATACTGATCCTTAGAAGGGGATGTCATGCTCTGTCTCCTTGTTTGGTATTGAGATTTCTGTTTGGTCAAACTCAGGCACCCACCAGACTCTGACGTTGTGCCACTTGCCAGAATCATCTTTCAGCTTGTAGTAGCCATTACACTCGGCTCCGCTGTTCAGTCTCTTCAGGCGCTCTTGTATCTGCGGTCTGTTAAACGATGTGAAGCCTCGGTTCCGCAGGAACTCTTGCAGGCCCTTCATCGTAAAATATGTCAGGTCAGTCTCTGTCCATGGCTTGCCCATGCGTAACTCTTCAGGCGATCTGGCTCTAATCCTGCTGGTGCAGAAGTTTTCAAGCAGTTCCTCAAACTGACCTGTCGTGGTCAGTTCAGGTGATGCTTCAATCGTTGTGGCGTTGGACATCAGATTGTTCACCAAGCGTTGCCAGTCTGCCGGCTTCATCGTTGGTGGCATAAAGTCGATCTGTTCCATGCAGGCACGCTGGAACTGTATCGGCATCTGTAGTTGCTCGGTGGACAACTCAAGCCGCTTCCCGTTTACATCGAGGAAGTACAGCCGTGGCTCTGACTTCAATATCGTCAGGCCACCCATCGACGGTATGGCGGACGCGCCGCCCACACCATGCTCCATGGTTGTGCATAGATCACGATTACAGTGGCTAGCCATCGGCTCTTCTTTGCACTTGTAACCATACTTGTCTTTCTCAATCGACTTTTGTAATTGCACCACTTCGTCTGCCGGCAGCGGTGGCTTGCAAATCTTTTGATTCCATTCCTCCAGCTTCTTCTTCCAGTTGTCTGGATACTTCTTGTTTAAATAAACACCGGTATGAAACATGGCATTGTTCCGCATACCTTGAGGTATGCCCATCAAGACCAGATTCTTGATGCACGGAATCAACGAGTCGAACTCTTCTTCTTTCGACTCGAACTTTAACTTTGATAAATCATCAAGACTTGCCTTGCGTTTCTCCACCAGGTTCAGGAACTGTTCAAGAGACAGCTCTGCACCTTTGGCGTTAACAGCATAACGAAGCGTGTTCTCAGAATCGAAGTATGGCAGGTTGATAAAGTTACCAACGTCACCACGCTCCGCGAGAATCTGATCCTGCTTTGGAAATACCTCACAGCCAGAGTATCCGAGCACAGCCGAGAACTCCGTGAGATAGTCACGCATGTCCACGGCCCGAACCCAGTCCTTCATGAAAAGGAAGAGGTGTGCCCCACCTGATTTTGACCGGCAAACAACAAAAGGAATACCTAGCTTGTCGCACTTCTTCTGAATCTGTGAATGGTCAATTGGATACTTATCGATATCCAACACACCAAACTTACAGACGTTCTGATCTGTGATAGGTATAGACCCCACACCTTTGTGACCGTTCAGATGCTGTGCAATCAACTCCTTGGTTAACGGCTCTTTAACAATAAGACTCTTAGCCTCTGTCTTTCCGTTGCGCCGTTTCGCTCCGACTGTTGTTTGACCGTGGGCTTTGTCTGATCCCTCAAACGCTGCCGCAAAGCGGTCAACTAAATCCATAATTCACTCCGCGAAAAAGGGGCGACAGGCCGTGCTACCTGCCGCCCCAACTGATTAAAAGGGGATGTCGTCGTCAGACGGGATGTCGTTGCCAGCCGGCGCCGAGTCCTGTGCAGGCTCGTCCTCTTGCTGGGGCTTGACCTCACCCTTTAAAATCTGTCCACGGAAGCCCTTCACTTCTGCGAGTACATCTGCACGATCTACGATCCCGATCTTGGAGATCGACCACGAAGACCACGCGCCTTTATCATTGGCTTGATCAACGCCGGTGAATTTCCACATCACACCATACAGTGGCGGAGTCCGAAAGTTGCCCTTGGAATCCTGAACTTTCTGCATGGAGATCTGTGTCTTCCAGCGGCGGCTGACTGTCAAACCAGTAGACCGAAAGTCGATGATAGCTTTCTGTGTGCTACCGTCATCATCGATGATCACACAGTAAAAGTTGTCAGACTTGACCAACTCACTTTCGATTTTGCCCTGTGCGTCCTTGATGTATTCCTTGGCACCCTCCCGTGTCACACGCTTCAACAACGTAACCAACTCGGTATCGGCCATGCCGTATCGCTTGACGGTCTTGTCATCGATCTTATGGGTGTAGACGGTTTCCTGATGCACTGGAATGACGGTAATGCCTTTCTCTGGATCCCAAATCTGCTTGGTGATCGTGTTGTAGATTTCACCGGCACGCAGTTCTTTGATGAACGCAGACTTAGTCTTGTTCATTACATCAGACATTGGGTGCGCTAGACGAACAAATGGAATCTCCATGTCGTTAACGTCGAAGTTCACTCCAGCGCCTTCATCAGACATCATCTGATCAAGCAGATCGGTGGAGACAGCGGTCTCCTTCTTCTTTGCTACTTCTGTACTCATTTCGAGTTCCTCTTTATCTCAGCAGTTCTTGCTACAAACGCTCCAAACATATCCAAATCGATAGGCAAGCCCTTCTCGACACGTTCACGAACAAACGCCTTCAAGGTCATGCTGTGGATATGAGTCTTCTGTTCTGGGTGGAATCCCTTTTGTTCAAGGTCGTACATTACGTCCCCGGCTTGGTTGTCCTGCCCACGACCAAACGACACGATGATGTCGTTCTTTATGATGTCGTCCAGACCATGTTCACGGAGCCAGTTAAAAGCATCCTGCTTCCGGTCAGCAGGGATCGACGCCGTCACAAACGGCTTGAGCTTGACGACAAGACCGTCAACATCAATACGCTCCATGCTCATTTCATCCATGAGCATAGGGATGTGTTCAAACGCGATCCGCTGTTTGTCTTGTTTTAGTGCTTTCAAGTGTTGTTCAGCGTCTTCAATCTGCTGTTGAATGCTGTTCAACTGGCGCACCAGACCAGATAGTTGTTTGCCTTTTTCTGCTTGCACGCCCTCCAGCGTGCTAGCATCAAAGGACTTATCTTCATCATCGAAGATGTCTACTTCACTACTCATAACAAGTATATCCTCTTCAGGTTTATGTTGACTAGCTCGTCCAGCCAACTTATAAATAACGTAATGGAGGACATATATGGAAGTCAACTACAAATTTAGAACAGAACCATATAAGCATCAACTCGAGGCCTGGGAACAGAACCTTGACCGAGAATACTTTGCGTATTTCATGGAGATGGGTACGGGTAAATCAAAGGTCTTGATCGACACGATTGCGTATATGGGCAACATCAACCGCATCGACTTTGCTCTGATCATCGCACCCAAAGGTGTGTACAAAAACTGGATCAACAAGGAAGTGCCGCAGCATTTTCCCACTGACATCCGGCACTCTGTGTTTCATTGGGAGCCGAACAACACAAAGAAGTATAAGGATGCAGCCAAAGCATTCTTTGCGTCACAAGACCCAGGCGTGAAGATCTTTGTGATGAATGTCGAGGCGTTCTCTTCACAACGTGGCAAGAAAGCCGGCGAGTGGATCGCTGACAGGTTTGGATCGCATGGCATGATTGCGATTGATGAATCTACAACCATCAAGAATCCAAAGGCTGCACGAACCAAGTCACTTCTCAAAATTTCACAAAAGTTCAAGTATCGTAGGTTGCTGACCGGATCGCCCGTCACAAAGTCGCCCTTGGACTTGTATTCACAGTGCGCGTTCCTCGACCCACGGCTCTTGGGTTACGACTCCTACTATGCGTTTCAGGCACGCTACGCCATCATACAGAAGCGCAACATGGGATCGCACAGCTTCCAGCAGGTCGTTGGCTACAAGAATCTGGATGAGCTGACTGACAAGATCGATAGCTTTAGCTTCCGAGTCTTGAAAAAAGATTGCTTGGACTTGCCCAACAAGCTGTACACCGTGCGGTATGTGACCATGACTCCCGAACAGCGGCGCATGTATGATGACATCGTCAAGGAGGCCATGACATTGCTTGAAGACAACAAGCTGGTCACGGCCATGCAGGTCATCACACAGCTTCTGAGATATCAGCAGATACTGTCGGGGCACCTCAAGACTGACGACGGTGAGATGTCCGAGTTCCCATCACGGCGGCTCGATGCAATGATGGAGTGTGTAGACGAGGCATCTGGCAAGGTCATCATCTGGTCGCGCTTCCGCTACGACATCACAAGGATTCAAGCCACGCTTGCCGCCGAGTATGGAGAACAGTCTGTGGTCACATACTATGGTGACACCAGTGATGCTGATCGGCAGAGCGCGATTGACAGATTCCAGAACGGTAACGCACGCTTCTTTGTGGCGAACCCCGCTACCGCTGGATATGGCCTGACACTGACCGAGGCCAACACAGTGATCTATTATGCAAATGACTTTAATCTTGAAACAAGGATTCAGTCGGAGGATCGCTGCCATCGTATTGGTCAGAAGAACCCAGTGACATACATCGATCTGATCTGTGAAGATACAGTTGATGAGAAGATCGTTGATTCACTACGAAACAAAATCAACATAGGTGCCAAGGTACTTGGAGAGGAGGCCAGACAATGGCTAACACTGACGCCCAACTCGAGGGCAGCATAACCGTAATCATGGACTACAAGAAAGGTTTGTTGACCGCCGAACAGGCGATTGATCGATTCCGAAAACTAACGGGTTTGAACTACGAGATAGCAAAGACATTCTTGAAAGGGATGAGTCGAGAAAATGTCGTATCGCTTCAGGCAAAGAAATCAGTTCTTGAGTCAAAGCAGACGCAGGAATGATCTGGCTCCTCGTCCTGGTGACCGCCACGGAGATCGACAGGGTCGAAACAAAGATTCTGTCGGGATTTCCAACGGTGCAGGACTGTCACTCGGCAGCGACTCAGATTCTTTGGGAGAACATGCCAGTGAATCAGGAAGCGGTATGCGTCAGGACGGAGACGAAACGTGATCGTAGATGATGATGACATCATTCAAAAACGGTTGGATGCAGGAATGTGTCCTCATTGCTCGTCTCGTAGTTTAGAAGAGCGCCGGTTTGATCTTCGATGCCGTATCTGTGGTCTTGTTATCGGGGGATCACGAGACAAAGAAGACTACGACTTTGACACCACCAACGAGACGGGATCCTTGTCGTGAAACTGGAAGTCACACCCGTCAGTATTCGGGAGGCGAATGAGTTTGTCGAAAACTTTCATCGGCACAACAAGCCTACCGGTGGCGGTAAGTTTGCTATCGGGGCGAGCTACGGCAGTGAACTTGTCGGGGTAGCTATTGTAGGCAGACCGGTGGCTCGAATGTTAGACGACGGCCTAACAGCCGAGGTTACCAGAGTTTGTGTCGTGGATCACGCACCCAAAAACTCGTGCAGTTTTCTTTACGGGCGGTGTTGGCGAATCTGGCAGCAAATGGGTGGCAAGCGCATGGTCACATATACCCTGCAAGAAGAGTCTGGATCTTCGCTTCGGGGCGCCGGTTGGAAGATCGTCGGAGAGGTCAAGCCCACCTCGCAGGGCTGGGATCGCAAGAATCGGAATCGGGACTGGCAACCGATCTACGGGCAACTGAAGTTCCGGTGGGAGGCATGAAAAAGGGCGGCTCACGCCGCCCGATTCCTACTTCTTGTTCTTGCTACCCTTCGGCCTGCCTCGCTTCTTCGGTGCGGCCTTCTTGGGCGCCGCTTTCTTTTTGGCTGGCGCCTGACCCCCGACCCACGCTTCGTTGAACGTGGGCGTCTTCTTGTCGTCGGCTTTCAATCTGCCCTTGTCATCTCGTGCTCTCTCGAACACCTTTGCAGACTCGATGTTTCTTTTGTGAGTCACAAAGGTCGGAAAGAACATTTTCAAAAACTTCTCAATCATGTTGCACCTCGTGTTTGCTGATATGCTTCTCGAATCAGGACGGCCAACTGTCTTGCCATCGACCTGTCCTGTTCCTCTGATATCTGACGTAACATTTCATAGTGTTCTAACGGGACGGCCACGTTACGAAACTTTGCTTTTTGCTCGTCTTTTACCGGAGGTCTGCCTCGCTTTGTTGCCATCTACTTGTCCCCGTTTTTTGGGCGTCCGCGCTTTCGGATGGTCTTCGGTTCGCGATACACCATCGACTCCCCGTCGTACTCCAGCCTCAATTCGTCCACCACCGCCACCAGGTTTGCGATCATCCTTAGATCGTTGTCCTCCAGCATGAACCGAATTGACTTTCCGCGAATCAGATTTAGCTGGTCGTTTACCAGCGATACCATAGACATCCTTGTATCTCCTTACTTCGACTTCGATGTAGTAACCATGGTGACCGTCTCCCCTTCTGGGGATGCTGGCTTGTTCGTCCAGTTCATCGATCACCTTCTCCACTTCGGTGGGTTTGCACACCACCTCCTTCACAATCTTTAACCTATTAGAATATAGGGTGATTGTGTAATCCAGTATTTTATTTTTATTTTGCTTGCTGTCAACAGTCATAGTTGTCTTCAGCTTCGGTATAACCCATGATCTTGAAGATCTGCGTCTCGCCTTTGACAGGCAGCAGGTCTGGATCATCCTCGATTTTTTGAATCGCCTCGCCCATGGTCTCCGCCTCCACGACATAGTAGTGTATGCCGTGGGCGACGAAGTCTTGGGCAATCAGATATTGCTTAGTATGTTTCGGCGCGGAATCTTCGCTCGATCTCATCACAAGTTTTCTCCATGTGTATGTCGATGCAGAGTCTCACGATGTCTGCCACACTGACCTGCTTGTTCGTAAGTCGAGTCAATTCCTCTGACTTGTTCAGCAAAATCTGGTGCTGTCTTTTGCGTAGCATGAGACTAAACATCTTTCCGGCGCCCCCCAGCTTCGTTGGTCTACTCATTTACTTTCTCCTTTCCCAAAGAAATCGCCGCGCTTTTGGCCTGCGTATCTGCGGTCTTGCCGGGTGCCCACCGAGGTTTTGATGAACCAGGCCTCGTGTCTGATTCGAGCCAACTCCTCGGCGAACTCCTCGACTGTCATGTCGGCTGCGCTCTTAATGAGACGTAGATTCTCTGGCGCATTCATCACACAGCTCCTCCGGTAGACTCTCGTCCAAAGCATAGTCAATGTCGTGATACTCGCAGTATCCGATCACTGCATACATCTTCTCGCTTGGTGCATGAAATTCGCTTATCACCACACCCTGCTTGCCATTGTCGTCCACGATAAAACGCAACCAGTAATCCGACACATCATCCGCGCCCCACGCATACAGGCGAGTCGTTAAACCCTCGCCTGATGTCGCGGTCACTTGCCCTGCGACTGAAGACAGGTAGCTCAATGTCCAATCCATATCACTCATCGTAACCCTCCGGTGGCCCATCTGGATCACCGTCTGCTTCGCCTGAGAACTTGCGTCTCGCTTCGTGGTAAACGTCAATCAGGCTTTCGCCATGCTTCTCGCACCACTCCTCTACGGTCATGTCGATAGCGTCCTCTTCCATGTCCATGAGCCATGCTTTTACTTTTCCCATTTCTACCTCCGTAGATTTTGAACCAACAATCTGTGCAAAGGAGGCTTTCACCATCCTTTGCATCAGCCTTCTCGCCACACTTGTGGCATCTGCTAACTGGTAGCATAAAAACGACCCCTTGCTCTCTCGCCATCGAGTGCAATAACCAATCTGTTGTAAGCAATCCTCGCGGCCACCGAATCACGATCCCCTTCAATCTCTCGCTTCAGGGCGGGTAAGATGGCAAGAATGTGCTCCTCACGCAGGGCGACCTTGTAGGCGTCGAACTCATCGAACTTGCACTGAATGGCATATTCTTTTTTGTCAAATGCCTGAACTTCCGGCGTAATCTCATACTTGCCATCAGACTCTTTACGAGCTTCTTCTTCGGTATCAAAGATGTCGAACTCGTGCCAGCCTTCGTCGGGCATGTGAACGTGCCAGACATACTGACAGTGCACATGAGCCTCCACCGATGTCCGATAGTATTCCTCCTCCTCCAAGGTCTGTTTCAGGAACTCCTCGTCAGGCTTCCAGTCAGGCTGGACTCCATAGGTCTTCTTCATAACCTGATCCAAAGCCTTGTCCGGTGATTCGGCCTCGATCTCCACCGTGTGGTAGGTCTTGTAAACGAAATCCACACCAAACTTAGCCATAGTAAATCGCCTTTCTTCCCTGAATGTACTCCGACAGCGGAACCGGAAATGCATCCGGCTCCTCGTCAGGCTCCATGCCAGACTCGATTTGATTGTGCCGCAGAGCCTGAAAGTCATCCATGATCTCCGACTCGGCCTCCGCCTTGGAGTCAAACAGGGCAGGCTTGTCATCCTCACCGATCCAAGCCTGCCAGCCCTCACATAACGTGTCGAACACGACCACCCACTTCTCAGCCATTGTCTGCCTCCTCATTGAATGGGTCAGGAACCACACTGGTCACGGCAAAATCCGCATTCGCAAGCGTGTCCCAGACTCCCAGATCACGCACCTGCAACTCCGCATCTTGCTCGTTGTCAGCGTCCACCAAATAGGTGTTGGTGATCACCATCGTCACTTCGTACCTCATGCCGGAACACCCTCCCATTCGTCTGCCTTGATTAGCTCGACCTCTTGTTCGCAGTCGGAACACCATTGCGAAATGTCATCATCTAACCACGCTTTGCTTCTGTTGCAGAAAAAGCGGTTGGCGTGCCAAGCACTGCCACCGCACTTCTCACAGACATACTCTGTCTGTTCAAAATCAAAACTCATCAGTCCATCCTCTCGCCATCGACATACTCGGCGTCCGGCCACTTGAAATCAAAAGCGTCGGCGTCTTCTTCATGTGTCGGCTCATACTCGTCAGACCCATCGTCTTTGTCCCATTGCACATGCAGCAGTCCCCACTTGATGTAGAAGTTGTGTGCTGATTTGATATCACGCGGCGCACCCTCCTTGTCTGTGGGCCAACCCTCAATGTGCTTGGGTTCCCAGAACTGTGTCCTACTGACACGATATTCGGCTTCGATAGTCTGTGACATCACTCTATCTCCTGAATCAAAGTCAAATCGTAATCCGACACAGGGCCATCGCCCCAGTCCTTGCGGTCTGTCTCCTTATGGAAACCCACGTTGTAGGCCGCAATCTCCGAGACACTCATGCCCTCAGATGTGACGGTCTCCCACCGCAAAAGATTGCCCCTCTTGTCATGAACAGGGCAGTTCCAATGTGGATTGTACTGGCGACCATAATACCTGTCCGCCGAACCACGATCCTCTGGACTACCATGCTTGGGACGGCCATCGTCCCGATAGTGATAATGAATGTCAGTCATCAGTCGCCTCCTGCCGTGCCACATCTTCAGCGGTTGAAATCGCATCAGCCATGCGTGACCAGCCGTCATCAGGTTCGGAACTGCCAAGCACACATATGTCGTATAATTTTGTCAGCGCGTCCAAAACCTCTTCCTTGGTCATGACCTTTTTCATCACACTCTCCTCCACAACTTGATTTGAGACACATGAATCAGATTGAGCTGGGGCCGACTCGACCATGCATGACCAGCAGGGTCAGGGTCTAACTCGTCAT